ATGCCTACATACAATGTAAAAAATCTTAAGACGGGAGAGAAAAAAGAATTCCGTATGACAATGAAAGAATATTGTCAGTGGAAAGAAGATAATCCCGATTGGGACAAGGACTGGGAGGCTGGCGTTGCAGGTACTACCTACGGTCAACCTAAACAGTCTGATGGATTCAAGGAAGTAATGTCCAAGGTCCAGAAAGCACACCCACGAGCAAACCTGAGTCGATTCACTTGATATGGCAAGAGCACGTAAAAGGAATACCACCAGTAATCCTGTCCCTCCTCATATGACTGCAAAGCAAATCAAACGAAAGAAACCAATTGATAGTTCCTACATGGTTCCTATCAATCCTCTCACTCCAAATCAGGAGACTGTGTTTGAACAGTATGCCGAGGGTCAAAACATTTTGCTGCATGGTGCTGCAGGCACTGGTAAAACCTTTATCACTTTGTACCTTGCACTCCAAGAGGTACTTGACGAAAACACACCTTATGATAAGATATACATTGTAAGGTCACTCGTACCTACTAGAGAGATTGGTTTCCTACCTGGAGATCATGAGGACAAATCTGCTCTCTATCAAATTCCATATAAAAATATGGTCAGGTATATGTTCTCTATGCCTGATGACAATTCCTTTGATATGCTCTATGATAATCTTAGAGCACAAGAAACTATTAGTTTCTGGTCTACCAGTTTCATCCGTGGTGTTACTATGGATAACTGTATTGTCATTGTTGACGAGTTCAGTAACTTGAACTTCCATGAACTTGATTCAATGATCACTCGTATCGGTGAAGACTCTAAGATTATGTTGTGTGGTGATATCACCCAGACTGATCTTGTTAAAGAGAATGAGAAGTCTGGTATTGCAGACTTCATTAAAATTTTGCAGAGTATGCGTGAGTTTACTTGTGTAGAATTCGGTATTGAGGATATCGTTCGCTCTGGTCTGGTTAAGTCATATCTACTTACCAAATACAATTTAGGATTTTGATGTTTAATTTTGTTGATGTTAACCTTCGCGAACATGTAGAGGTTGAACCAGTAACTAAGGATGGGACTAGATTTTATCCCATCCCTGGTGCTGATAAATACTATCCAAGTGTAACCTCTGTCACATCGTTTAAGAACGCACAGTTCTTCAAAAAATGGAGAACTAGAATTGGTGAAAACGAGGCAAATCGAATTACTGCTAGAGCAACACAACGAGGGACTGCATTCCATGCAATCTCTGAAGACTATTTCAAAGGTGAACTGAACTTAGACAAATACTTGGAAAATAATCCATTGTCTGTTAGAATGTTTCAGTCAGCAAAGTCTACGCTGAATCGTATCAATAACATTCATTGCCTAGAGACTTTCTTATACTCTCATTATCTCGGTTTAGCTGGTCGTGTAGACTGTATTGCTGAATTTGATGGCGAGTTGGCAGTAATCGATTTTAAAACTTCAACCAAAGAAAAGAAGGAAGATCATATTGAGCACTACTTTGTGCAAGAGACTGCATATGCAGCGATGTTCCTTGAGCGTTCAGGATTAGAGGTAAAGAAAATTGTCACACTTATCGCCACTGAAGAGGGAACTATTCAAGTATTTCAGAAGTACAATCTTGATGACTATTTACAATTACTTAAATCCTATATCGAAGAATTCGTCAGGGGAAAAGTCCATGCCTAAAGAACAAGTAGAGGACAAGTTTCTAACACCAACTAAATTCTCGATGGAGATTGAACGTTTGGTGAAGCGTAGTAACGGTCTCATCTCTTACATTGAAGCAGTAGTAACCTACTGTCAAGAAAATGAAATTGAGTTGGAAACTGTTCCAAAACTTATGTCTAAACCTTTAAAAGAACGCTTGCGCCATGAAGCAGAGCGTCTAAACTATATGAAAAAACGATCTAAAGGAGTTCTACCGTTGTGACTGGTTTTGAAGTGTACAAGACGTATCTTTCATTACGAATGCACTTCACTAAAGAACATTATGATTATGTAAAGTATAGAGGCAAAGTAAATGCCTCTGAAAAAGCATTTGAACAACGCCGTGATCGTTATTTTTTCAAAAAATTAGCGACGAAGTATGATCAGGATCAAATCTTGAATTACTTCGTCGCTAATTTTATGGTTGATCCAGCAGGTTACATCAAATCCTTTAGTGACGGTAATTACGAACGATGGAAAACTCTTCAAGAATCTTTCTGTTATAAATTTAGACAGGACGTTGATCTCCTGCTCACATACTTTGAAGCACCTTATCAGGATAAATTTGACAAAATCTTTGAAGTCAAGGATGGATCACACCCACCTCTCCTCAGACATTATCTTTCTGGAGAGATATCATTAGAAACATTGGTTGTATTTGAAACTTGTTTAAAATATGTTGGAAAGTTTGATAAGAAACTATCAGATCCTATTTGGAAAGAGGTTAGGAGAAGAGTATTAAATTACAAACCTTTTTTGAATATTGATTGTTCCAAATACAGACAGGTGATACTAACAGTTATACGGACAAAGTTATGAGTTTTTTTCAGTCAGAGCAAGTACAGATGAACTTGCAAGATATATTTAATACCTATCAAGAAGTCGCATCAATGACAGCACAACTTGCTACCATGAATAGGCAAGAGAAATTGGATCACATTGAAGATTGTAAGACGTTAATCGACAAACAGAAGACTTTTTATGGTAGACTATGCCTTGCTGCATCGGAAGATCCTGAAGCAGCAGATATGAAAACCAGGATCAATGCATTGTCAAATGCATTTGGTTACAAAGACCTTGCCGAGTGCATGGAAGTGATGGTGGAGACACTTGAACAAGCGGCACAACGAGAGGTTGACTAAGCATATATAGTATGCTACGATGATCCAGTAGCAAACAAAACACACACTCAATACGGAGAATACGAACATGTCTTTTGCCTCTCTCAAGAAGGCGTCCTCTAAGGGTGACACCTTTGCAAAACTCACCCGCGAGATTGATAAACTGAATCAGCCTGCTGCTGGTTCCTCTGCCGACGAGCGTTTCTGGAAACCTGAACTGGACAAGTCTGGTAACGGTTACGCAGTCATCCGATTCCTCCCTGCTCCCGATGGCGAAGAAATGCCTTGGGCGAAGGTCTGGTCCCATGCTTTCAAGGGTCCTGGTGGACAGTGGTACATTGAGAACTCTCTCACCACTCTCGGCAAGGATGATCCTGTCGGTGAACTGAATCGCGAACTGTGGAACAGTGGTCGTGATAGCGATAAGGAGATCGCTCGCGCTCAAAAGCGTAAACTCTCCTACTACAGCAACATCTATGTTGTTACCGATCCTGCTCACCCTGAGAACGAGGGTCGTGTCTTCCTCTACAAGTTCGGTAAGAAGATCTTTGACAAACTCGTTGAGGCAATGCAACCTGCATTCGCTGACGAGACTCCTGTCGATCCTTTCAACTTCTGGAAGGGTGCTGACTTCAAACTGAAGATCCGCAAGGTCGATGGTTACTGGAACTATGACAAGTCTGAATTCGCTGCACCTGGTGTGCTTGGTGGATTCGATGACGACAAACTGGAATCCATCTGGAAGGAAGGTTATTCTCTCGCAGAATTTGAAGACACCAAGAACTTCAAGTCCTACGAACAACTTCAAGCACGTCTGAACCTGGTGCTTGGTAAGTCTGCTGCTCCTGCTCCTCGTGTTGATGAGCAAGATGAGGCAGTCTTTGACACTCCTGTTGGAGGATTTAATGATGCAGACATCACTGGTCTTCGTGAAAGTGCAGTTGCAGCATCTCCTGTAGAAGATGAAGATGACACTCTGTCTTACTTCGCTAAACTTGCTGAAGAGGACTGATGACTGAACCAATCACTGTTGAAGATTATAAACTCGTTTCTAACGAGTTCTTTCAGAAATATGATTACGCTGCCGAGCGTATGGGTCCTGGTCCTCACAAAGCAGAGGATGTTCTGAAAGTTATGGAAGCACTCGGTGCTGCTGTGCTCAAGGAACGAGTCAAAGATAAACTCGGTCCTTTTGGATTCAACAAAGGAGAAAAGAAAGAATGAACCTGCTTGCCCAAGCCCAACTTGACCTGGTAGATGCCTGGAACATGAGTTGGGAAGAGGGCATCCAGTTCATCATCGTTCTGGTTGCTCTATATTATTTGAAGAAAAGAATTGACTTGTACTTCGCAAAGAAGCAAGCAAAGACTACTATCTACAAAGTCAAACTGATTGAAGACCAATGAAACTTGCACTTGCTGCCTTAATGATGCTCACTGTACTGCCTGCTCATGCAGGTGGTCCTATTACCAGGAGAGAAAGTATTGGTGATCGTAGTAATCGCCAAGCATATGAATCGCAATCTGGTTATGCTCGCCAGGAAAAATGCTACAAACGAGTCTATCGTGAAGAGTAT